TAATAGCTTTACCAAGTAAGGCCCATGATGCTTTCTCTCTATCCATATCACTTTCAAGAACCCACCCAAAGTTTCTAGGAACTGAATCAACTAACTCATTCCATTCGTGGCTACCAAAAGTTACATGTGAATATTTGTAATTAGCATTAGTCATTAATGTATTAATAACTCCTTCTAATGCTCCGTCCATTTCACCACTATCATCAAAATCATCTTCTTCAGCTATACCACTTAATACTAAGAATTGTTTTAGTTCTTCAATAGCTCCTGAGTTTTGTCTTCTAATATGATTTACAAAACCATTCATAAACAAAGATTCAGGTTGTACTTGTACTGGAATAGGTATAAATAATTTCTTACCTTCTTTATTAGTTACTTCTTCAAATTGAATTTTTCCATCATCATCAGTAACGAATGAAGCTAAATCTCTACCAGTAATACTTTTATATGCATCTTCTGGACTATATTCTCCCTCTGATACCATCTGTAAATATTGCTCTAATAGTGGGCCAGATAATCCACCAATAGGAGTACGCTTTAATATATCTTGATTTGTTACTTCTGGTGCTCCAATAGCATCCTGTACACTTTCATCTTCATCAAAAGCTTTACCCATTTGAGATTGAATTTCTAAAGCAGATGGTCCTTGAGTTTCTGTATCAATACCTTTACTTTCAGTAAATTCAGCTTTCTCTTCTCTTAATGCATCTTTCTCATCTGGAGATAAATTTTCATACTCACCTTCTTCTACACCTGCAGACCAGTTATCTGTTGCTCCAGCTAGGCCTTCGCCCATTTTAATTCCTATGTAAGCTTCAGGAGTTTGGCCGATTGGTACATCACCAAAGAATTCATTAATTTCTTCTGCTGACCAATTATCTGCTATCCATTGAACAACATTATTAAACTTTTCACCTAAAAGTAATCCTAATTGAGCTTCAGGAGTTACACCTATTAAACTAGGGTCTTCAAATACTTCTGCCCAAATTTCATCTCTTTTTGACCAAGCTTTACCTAATTTATACCAAAAACTTTTTTTATTTGCCATTACACATCCTGTACATTATAATATTCTAAGTCGTTCCTAAACATTCTGCTAACTATATTAGTCCATATAGGTGCAAAATCAGGTGATATTCTTATTAAATCATTTGCCCATGCTTGAAAGTCAGCTCTCATCCATACAGCTGTAGGGTTTGTACTGCTTAACCACCAGTCAGGATTTTGTGAAGGAGAACGATAAGTAGAAGCTAATTGATTTTGTTGCCATTTAGGTAAAAACTCTTCTACAAAAGCTTTACCTGCTTCTGTTTCATAAGATACAGATAACTCAGGCCATTTGTTTATCATTTCATTTAATATCTCTTTAGATGTTGCAGGTTGTCTTAAACCACCAGTTGCTTCAAATCCTGGTAATTCTTGTATTAATGCAGTTCTATATATTCTTAGTAACATATTTTTTTGTTGTTCTGGTAATCTATTAACTTCTAATTTTCTTTTGTAAGCTGTATATCTAAAATAACCTACAGTATCATTTGCAGCTTTAGCAAATTCTTCAGTAGATAGTGTTTCTCTTTCTCCAATATTATATTGTTGGATTATTTCTTGATAACTTCTTTCTTCATAAATTGAATCAGGTAATAAATAGAAAGATGACAATGGTAATTGTTCTAATATTTCTTTATTATCTCTTTGCCAATCTAATACTCTATTTGTATATGCTTTCTTTCCTGATTTACTAGCACTTTTAGCAGTAGTTAACCAACCATGTTCATAACCATATTCTCTTACAAATGTTTCATAAGCAGCTATATGGTCATTGTTATGTTCTTGTACCATGTTTTGATATTCTTTAGCTAACAATTGTGTACCCCACATTTTTCCATTTACATCTTTAGCATAATATCTAGGTGTAAATCCAGTAGGTGCTACGAATTGAGCTATAGCTCTAAATAAGAAAGTAGTTTTAGCTTTATCATTAGAATAACTAATTAAAGCAGAATCAATTATATCAGGAGTTAAATCTTCATCAGCTAGTTTATCAGCAGTTGTACCTTTCCATTCCATCTTTGCTAAGTATGGGTCAAGTGCTCCTTGTGCTAATAACCTTTGTTCTCCACCTTCCATTTTTAATAACTTATATATTTCAATAGAAGTACTAGCTCTCATAGATTCTACTTCACTTTGACTACCTACAGGGTTCCAATTTGATGCAGCCATAAACTTTTGAATTGATGGTGATGTAGGAATTATTGCATCCCAGAAACCTCTACCTGTTGGAGGTCCAAAGTCTCCAAAGAATACACTTCTAACTTCATCTCCTGTACTAGTTTCAGGTAAAACTTTATCTAAAGCAAATCCTGCTAACGGTGTAGGACCAGGTACAAAACCTTGGCCTAATAAGTTAACTCCTGTTACATATGCTCTAGGTGACATTTCTATATTTGAATCTTCACCAAATATTAAATTACCCATAAAGCCACCAAATGGATAAACAAACATTTGTTCACCTGAACCATTAGGGTCTTCAGCAAAGAAACCATCTCCTGTAAATCCTAGACCTGATGCACCCCTACCGCCTTTAAGTCCCAATTGTACTTTTCTTAATATCTTAGGATTTCCTGCTAATAATTTTGGCCAGGTAGTAAGCATTTCAAACCAAACTTCAGGGAATGGGAATATGTTTCTAGTTTTATGAGATATGTTATGTCGTTTAGTTATGTCATACAATAAATCTTGTGAAGCTTGCAATCCGAAAGCTTTACTAGCATCACTTATAGTTTGATAAGCATCCATACCATATCTCCCTCCTGCTACTGATTGTAAATTTTCTAATTGTTTTATAACTTTTCTAGGTACACCCATTGCTTTAGCTTCATCTATAAAGTGTACTTGTAAAGCACCGTCATATTTATGAAAATTATTAGTTATATAAGCCCAACGGTATTGTTTAAATGTAGAACTTCTGTTTAAATAATTTAAAGGTTTTTCCATTAATTTATCAAACAAAAAATTAACAGCTTTATCGTATACTTCTTCACCTTTCCATGCACTACCTTCTGCGATTCTTTTAGGGTTATCATAAAATAAATTACCTACATCCATTTTTTCAGGACCATAGAAATCAATCATATCATTTAAAACTTTATCTATTTCTTTTTGTTCTGATTTACTAATAACTTTTAATTTTCCATCAGATATTTCTGACAAGAAAGGTAAAGTTGATTTATTTCCTTTTATATGTTTTATTTCACCATTAGCAATAATGTCTCTTAATACTATAAATCCTTCGTCAGCTATTCCATCAGTAGTGTGACTTAATTGTGCAGTTATTAAATCACTAGTTGCATTAGGATTGTTTATTGCTTTAGGGTCAAATGGCATGTAATCTCTACCAGCTTTTAAATTATGACCAGTTGCTTGTCTAATTCTATTTTCTACTGAATGTAGATACGCTATTGCATGTTCATCTATATCACGAACATTTTTAAAATTATCACTTTTTTCAGCTAGTTCTTGTCTAAATCTATTTCCACTACCTTCAAGAAACCACCTAATAGTGTCTTCATTAACTCCACCTTCTCTAGCTAAGTGTCTAGCTACAGGGTCATTTCTTAATTTAAACAATGTTTCTCTTAATCCTTTGTTATAAGTATTTTGACCAAAAGCAACTTGTTCGTAATTAGCTAAATATTTATTTTTACTTACTCCACCAGATAAAAGATTAATAGTCCATTGTTCATGCGTTAATGCTCTATGTTCAGGACTTCTCATAATATTGTCCCAAGTAGATAAAGATTTGAATGCTTCTGCTTGATGTTTTTCTGTATGTGAAAATACCCATGATAAATATTGCAATGGATTATTCCAAGCACTATCTAAACCAGCTGCATATATCCTAAACTGTTCTTCCATAAATATTCTTGTAAAAAAAGCTGGTCTCATTAACACAATTGGTTTAAAAACTTTTCTTGTGTAAAAATCTAATAGTTTAGTCATTGCATCATCCATTGTATTGTTAGTAGGTATCCAACCTGGATATTCTGATTTAGCAACTTTTAATCCATCAGCTTTCCAATTACCAAAAAAGTTTTTAAGATTTTGTTTAGCAGCACCTGTAACTTCCCAAGCACCAATATCATCAACATCTACATGATAAAACAATTTGCTATTAACTCTATCTACCATATCTTGATTAATAAATGGCATAACGTTTTCACTCATCTCTGCTAATACATGTGCGTGTGGTACAACAATTTCTATTTCATCTCCATCAATAAGAAGCTTAAATGTTTGTTCAGGAGTATTTCCACCAGGTGAATGAATGTTATTTGATACACCATTAGTATCTACACCATTGCTTTTCCAGTAAGCTCTTTCTTTTTTATTCCATTCAGCTGTTACTTTTTTAATATGAGCAGCAATAACTTCATGACCTCTAGCTTGTGAATCATTTATTAAACCTGCAGCTTTCTTTTCTTGAAGACTTCTTTTAATTCTGTTGTAATCATTTTCCATTAAATCCATAGTAAATTGAACTTGTTTTTGATATCCACCTTCTAATGATGTTTGAAATAACCTATAAGTTGTTTCAAATTCATCAGCAGTATATTTATTAACTTTCATATGATTAACTAATTGTCTAGCTGCAATTCTTGGATTACTTAAATTCATAGAGCTTCCAGGTAACTCAGACATCAAAGCTTTCATCCTTGGAGATATTCCATCACTAAAATTAGCACTAAAACCTAGATATTTTTTAAATGATATTTTATTTGGATTAATTCCCGATTTATATATTTCTTTTAATATATCCCAACTATCTGCTTGGCCATCAACTAACCCTTCTACTTTCTTTGTAGCATTTCTTACAGCGTTTTGTCTAGTAGTTTTATGTGTTAATAGTCTTAAAGTGTTTCTTGAAACTTGATATGGAGTTCTAATATTTTTTCCTAACACACCTCCAAGACTTCTCATTGCAAAATCTTGATTGCCTGTTACTGCACGTACTGCTTTGTTAGTTAAATATGAAAAACCTTTAGGTAATCCTGGTATTGTCAATAGTTCTTCGCTTATAACTGTACCTTTTGGTGATAATTTCTTATAAGTAAAACCATCATGCATCATACTTTTTAATGAATCTGAAATTATTCCTTCATCGGTTTGTCTTCCTACCCATTCCCAATAATCATCATTGTTAATCCAATTTCTTAATGTAGGGTCTGACATTAAATCAGCTGACCTAGAATCTGCAAAATGTTTTATTAGTATTCTTGCTTCAGGAGTATTTATTAATCTATCAGCTGTTGAAGAGAATACACCTTGTAATCTTCCATTAAACATTCCATGTTTTCTTTTTAAAGTTCTTTGAGATTTTAATACTTTTTGTATGAGTGGATTTACTCCATTGTATTTATCAGCTTTAGCCATATTGAGAGCCCAAGCTGAAGCTTCTGCTTTATCAGTAATAAATGCTTTTTCTCTTTTAGTTAATTTATCAAAAGCTTGCTTACCTGCTTTAGTAGTCCTATCTTTAGCTACATTAATTAACTCAGTTAATTCTTTAGCTTCTAATTTAGTATCAAGCCATCTGATATCTCCAGTTTTATCTATTACTTTTTTTGCCTGATTAACTACATTAACACTTTTAGAAGCAGCTTTGATTTTATAAAGATTTAATAAACCACCTGTTGCATACTCTGCTGGCAAAGCAGATGCAAAGTCTAGTAAACCAGACATTACTTTGTATGGTGTATCTCCAGGTGTAAACAATTGTCCAGTCTCATATCTTCCCCAAGAATAATCTGTTAACTGAGCATCTTTCATTTGTTCTCTTGCAGCATATTCAGTAACATTCATATCATTGTAATTAGTTCTTCTATCAGCAAAGATTTGAATTTTATTTGGATTTTCAATACTTAAATAATTTATTTCACCATTTCCATCTAATTTTTTAATTGGGGTACCAATTTGTAAATAATATAACTGTTTAGCTTTCTCTTCATCTCCATTCATTTTTTGTAATAATTCATGATACTTAGGGTCTTTATCATGATGTACAGATTCAAAAAAGAATTTTTTACTTCTATCCATATTGACAGCTTCACCTTTAAATACTTTTTTAGCTGCTGCCCAAATATAACTTTCTCCTGAAAATTTAATTGCTTCTTGTAAGAAATCTAAATTCTGTTCAAATTCTCCAGCTCCCATATCTCTACCTAAATTAGGTACTTCAGATATATTTACTAAAGAAGCTATATTAGCTTGAGCTTGTTTAGGAGAGTATCCTTTTTCTAATAATTCATCATATCTATTAAGGTCTTGATAATATCTCCATATACGACCTTGTGCTCTATAGGGAACACCTCCACCACCAAATTGCAATACATCAGAAGTTGGTAATGGATTCCATTTATTCCAAGTTTCTCTAATTGCATCTAGTGTTCCAATAAGCCATATAGCTGGTGACCAACCTCCTACTTCTTTAGGAGTTCTACCTCCAGGTGCATATCCACCAGTAAGAATATCAACAATGCTAAGGTGCATATCATCTGTTACTTTATCATCTCTATACTTTTCATTAATCTCTTGCCATTTTTCAGTTTCTTGTACAACCCAATTAGCTTGAGCTTCATCTACTAATGTTTGAACAGAAGGGTCATCAGGTGGAACATTCATCATAGCTAAAGTTGTAACTATACTCTTTGATAAAATAGGATTCTGTTGTGTATGAGCAATAGTTAAATCAGTTATTAAGGGATTTGCTTTTACTATTTCTTGTGCTTGTTTGAATCTTTGTTTGTCAATTGCAACGACTTTATGAAATTCAGATTCCTGTATTGGGTCAATCCACATTTATTGACTTCTGTTATTTATTAAATCCGCTATTACAGGATGAGGATTAACTGAATACATTGCAGATAATAATATATCTACATCTTCAGCAATTTGTCTTTGTGGTCCCATTCCATCTCCGACTGGTACTCCTGCTGTAATTGGTTCTCCTGGTATTTCTGTGGGTGCAAAAACATCTGGTGCTTGAACAGACTCTTGAGGAACTCCCATATTAGCTCCACCTGAATCTCCCATAGGTGCAGATTGTTGTAAATTTTGATATGCTTGACTTTCTCCATAAGGCATGTCTTGTCCACGCATAATAGGTTGTGTTCCATCAGTTCTTTGACTTAAAGCACCTGGACCACTAACTGCATTTTTGCTATTAGGAGTAGGTCTTCTGTAACCACCTCTTCTACTCTTGGCCATAATATTCCTCCGTAATCATTATTATTATATTTGGTGCAGGTTTTAAAATTGTAAAATTAGGTAATGTAGGAAAAAAATCATCACCGTAAGGTCCTTCTCCAAATTCATTATCAATAATATCCCAAAACATATTATCTGATTCTTCCACTATACACCACCTAATGCACCTGCAACACTTGGAGGAGCTCCTGGCCCCATCATTTGTTGTTGTTGAGCCATTTGTTGTTGTATGTACGCTTCCTCTTCAGGACTCATTTGTGGCTCTTGTGGAGTATAAAATAATTTTAATATATCAGTCATTTCACCAGGGTATTCATAAATAGCAATAACTGCCATTGTAGCCTGTGGGTCTCCTTGAGCACTTCTAGCAAGTACAGATTCAAATAAAACATTTTCAGCTTTATTTTTTCTAATACGTTCTTGTACCTTAGCTATATTATCAAGGCCATCAATATTGTCTTGTAGTGTTTCTACGTCTATAACACCTGCTTGAAGTAATTGCAAACCAGTTACAATTTTCTGTGGTTCATCAAAACCAGCCATTACTCCATAAACTCTTCTAGTTCTGAAATCTCCACCAATATCTGCTATAGGAGCATAGTTCTCTGAGAAAGCAGTTCCAGCATAATAACCTTGTATTGGTTTTTTTCTTAACTCTTCAAATTGTGCAGATAACAAAGTATCTAGTTCTAATCTTTTTTCATCCATAGATTCTAAAGCATGTCTAATAATTTCTCTATATTCATTAATCATTAATGACATAGTTCCATTAAGTTCTTGTAACCCAGCACCAGTAACAAAAGAGTTAGGTGACTGTGCATCATCAGTAACTGGATAACCACCTACTAGTCTTAATTGTCTTTCTAATCTATCTACTTGTTGAAACAATTGATAAGGAATATTATTTTGTGGTTTAGAAACTTGTGTTCCAGGAGCAAGATAGTTAATTGCAAATCTACCTTTTCTATATTGGCCTGATTCTAATTCACCAGAAATATTTGTTTCTGTAAATACAGAGTCTTCCATAGCAATGGCTGACATAATATTTATCTTAGCCATCATTCCCATTAATCCTATTACATGGTCATACTGGCCTTTTAATTCATCAAAAGAAGTTCTTTTAGCAAATACAAAAGGTGGAGTACTTAAATAGTTAGGTACAAAATCAAGTATCATTCTCTTTTCAGGAAATACAACATAAGTACCGCCTTGGTCATAGTATTCAATTATTCTTACACCTTGGCCACTGTTATCTTCCCAGTTATTTTCTTTATCATTTTCATATTGAGTACCAACAGCATTTTTTCCAAAAGCAGCTTCTTGTTGTTCTTCCTCTGCAGGATTTAGAATCTCTTTAGCAAACTCAGGATACAACTGTGCAAGTTTATATCTAGGTATTCTTCTTAATACAGCTAATTCTCTAGGTTCTTGGTTAGGACCAAAGTTCCCAGGGAAAGTATCATAAGGGTCACGGAGTTCGGCAGTGGGATAAATATAACCATTTTTATCTACTCTTGTCGTTATTACCCACGCACAATAACCGTAACCTGGCAACCATCTAGCTGCCTGATTTAACTGTAAATTTAAATTTTGTTTTTCATCATAAGAAGTTACAATTCTCTCTAATTTCTCAGCTCTTCTTTTAGCTCTATCAGAAGTATTATGATTTAATATATCTATTCTAACTTGAGGTATTCCTGATATTTTTTGTGCAAGTCGGTCAATACCTGATTGAAGCATATTAGGTGCAGGTAACAAATCAATATCTGATGTTTCCATTTTGTTTCCTAGTAATGCTTTCATACCTTCAGCACCACCATTAAGAATTGCTTTGATTCTAGCTTTCTGTACTTGTCTATGTTTACTAGGTTTACCTGTTACTAGTATTGTTGCATTATCTACAATTTCTTGATAATTTTTAATATTCGTATTTTCTATTCCCATGGTGCCTCATTATAGTCGGTAAATCCAAATTCTGTGTAACTTGCAGTATAATCTAATCCCATACTAGCTAACTGTTCTTTATTCATTCTTCTAAATACTTTCATTGGAAACCACCCTGCCATTACAATATCTGTCTTTTCTTTGTTTCTATTACTAACAGGTTTTCCATCAAAATATAATAACTGTTGTCTATAAGCTTGTACTTTAGATGAACTAGCTGAATCTCCAATAGGTAAATGTATTTTATTATTTTCAAATAAACCAGCCATTGAACCTACACCATACATAGGGTCATGTTTATTTTTTCCAGTAACATGGCCTTGCATAGTTATACCTGCTCTTAAAACAAATTCTTTAATTTTATCATCTTGTCTAATAGCAGTCTGGAAACCATTTTCTTCAATAACCCAATGTTGTAAATCATATTTGTTATACCAATCAGACATAATTTGTAAAGCATGTTTCACTCCCCCACCTTGTCTGTTTTCTATATCAATAAGAAATAATTCACCTTTATAGGAGTTTATTCCCCATAGTACAGCAGCTTGATATCCCGAAGAAGCAGGGTCAAGTCCAGCAACTAAATGTAAGCTACCTGGTATCTGCCCAATAATTAAATCATCACGCATACAACCATCAATCATATCCATAGTAAATATTTGTGTACCTTCTACATATGCTTGGTTGTAATAAACCATTTCATAAATTTTTCTACCACCTGTTGTCTCTGCTGCATGCATACGAGACATTAACCATTTGTAAGTTCTTTTACCTGGCCATAACATGCAGTCATAATGTTCTTCTGTAAAGTGGTCTGGTATCTGACATGCCATATCATGTGCTGTTTCAACTATTGAATCAAAACTTTCATTACCTAACAAGTGATGATATAAGTCATCAGAGTGTTGTCTTGAACCTATAACTACTACAGCAGTATGTTCCTCTTTCCTTGAGGACAAAGTAGTAGTCCACCATTGTCTAGTGTTCTCTCTTGCACCAGGTTGCATTGTTGTTTGATGGTCTTCAATGTCATCAGCAATAATTAAGTCACAGTCACGAGAAAGAATCTTTCCTCCCTTACCTACTGCAACCATTGTTGGAGATTTAATACCTGGTACTGTTCTAGTACCTATAGTAAATTGATTCTGTGACCAGTTTTTACCTGACCTATTATCAGGTTTAAAGTTTTTTCCAGGAGCACAGAAGTCTTCTTGTAATCTTTCATTCTCATCAAGATGGTCTAGTACAGATGACACTGCATTCTTAGCTATATCTTCGTTTCCACCTACCCACATAATTCTTATGTTAGGATTTTTCATAATCTGAAACACAGCAAAGTGTATTAAGAGTTCAGTCTTCCCATGTCGGGGTGGTGATAGTATTAATAGCTCTCTACCATGTTCAATTGAGTTCTCAATCTTTTCTATCCAGTTAGTATGAAAGTCTGCAGTCTCATACTTTTCCCCCGTTTCTGTAGCAAAGTATTTATTGCGGAAGCGAGAAAAATTTTCTAATAAATCATCAACTGACTCGTCTCTTTGCCAACCTTCTGCTTTAATTTCATTACTTTTATCTATACGGTAGGCAGCGAGCATGCGAGAAACTGTAGCCTGGGTGGTGCCAAGCTGGTCTGCTACGTCTAAATTGGTTACTTCTCCACTAGCTAGAGACTCTGCCCAGTACATTTTAAAGTCTTCATAGTACCTACCCCTCCGTACTGAAGCGTAATCCCCGCTATCTGATTTAAATTCTTGATTAACTGGCTTAACAGGTACGTCATGGCCGTCTCTTTGCTTTTGAGCCCAGGTTCTTTTATTACATTGTTCTGAACAAAACTTCCTTTGTCTTCCTTTCAACCACTTCCTACATCCTATGGCCTGGCAAACTTTACCGCTCATTAATCTAATCCTTTGTAGATACTTGTATAGATTTTATTATATGTTATATTAAGAATAATTACAAACATTAAGAAGGAATTTAGTTACAGGTAAAGGTGCCATCGGGAGGCAGAAAGCTTAGGACTGGTGAGACAGTAACGTAGAAACGCAAACTAAGTACCCAAGGACTATACAGATAACTTAATCATAATAACCTTATATAGTAGGCCCGCTCATGCTCGGAAAGACTCTCCTCCAATACTGTATAGAGAATTACCATCATATTTTTTACTAGATACATGTTACAACAGCTAGCGCCAGATTAGCATCTGTGGGTCTATCGACCTCTGCTAGCGCAACTTAGCAGTATGTAGACTAGCGTCTACCTTTTACTCTCTCTCTACTATAACTTAGACTTATATGTTCCCATATGAGGACATCTGTTCTAAGTTTAAAGATACAGTGGGTAGGTTGAGAGTTCTATCGAACTCTTTAGCTTATCTTTCTATTATAAGACTATTAAAGGAGAATGATTATTGTGAGTGGAACTTACATATGTGCAGAAACTGGTGAAGAACTTGAAAAGGGTACTAATGCTAAACTTATGAGTTCAAAGCCTATTGACCGTGTTGCAATGTTGCAGATTAAATCCCTGTTTGGTGAGGATTTAGAGGCTGGTTGTAACCACTTAAATGAGATAGACACTAATAATTCTAACTATAGAGTTATTGCTGGGAATGATAAGTATGGTCCTACTATCTTTCACGACTATGTCATTTGGCTTAATGTTTCTGATAAAGCTATTAGGGCTAAATACCCTAGAAACTAATCTGGGGTATTGTACCTTGGGGGGTTACCCTTGCCCCCCTTGGTATTTTTTGATTTAGGGGTGTTCGCACAAACTAAAAGAGACGAAGAAGAAAGGAATATTATGGCTTGTCCATACAGAGAATGTACAAAATATACAATGTGTGATGAATGTCATATGGATACAATGATAGAAAATAGATTTAGGAAAGAAAGAAAGTTTCCTAATGAATGAGGAAATTCAAGGTATCTGTGAACATCACAAATGTGGTGAACCTATCACTAACAATAACAACTGTTTATTTATAAACTATAGCGGTGGTTATGGAGATTTTATAGACAGTTGGGTAAGACCACAAAGTGAGATGGGACTATGCCATAAACATTCACATCAATTCTTTAATATGATATACGGATATCAAAACTATGGTAGTGGAAGTCACAGTGGTAAAGAACCTGGATACTCACGCTGGCATATTAGGTGGGAAGTATCTATGTATAGTATTAAAATATATATCTTTCCATTATTAACTATGTTATTTAGAAACCCCAAACTAATTAGAGAATTTATTAAAGACAAAAGAGAATATCATAAGGACGGGAGCTAGCGCTCCCATTCTTTCTTTCTTCTAATATGTTCTATGAAAGGAGTGATACATTCAAATGTGTCCGAATTGTAAAACAAAGACCAAGCATTTATTACTTGACGGTATGTTATGTAATAGTTGCTGGGATATAAGCTTTGAGGAACCACTTGACCAAAATGTTGAGTGGAACTTCAATACAAAATGGAGAAAATCTAAATGAGTTGAGATATGGGGACCTAGCGGTCCCCTTATTTCTTTTTTCTATTTTGAGTATTGGTATATTGTTCGAGAGGAGTATAGTAATAATGACAAAATTAGAACAATTTGCAGGCGATTTAGGTGTAATTAATTCACTTAATTATACTGGGTTGCTTACAACAATAACAGAGGATGGAATGCCACGAGTTGGTAGTTCAGCCAAAACAGGTAACTCTTATGCTAATGGGATTAAGTTCGTATTAGACGGAGGAAATAAACAAGCAAATCTATTAGCAGTAGCTTATGGAGATAATTTGATACAGAAGATAGTATCAACTCTCTCTAATGCACCAGTTAGTAGTGTAACAAATAAACCATTCATTAGAGTTGGTGTTACAGGTAAATTACAGAATAATAACTATGAGGATAAAGAAGGTGTTATGCACTATAAAACCGAAATGGTTATTACAGATATCTGGGAAGCACCAGTTAAAAATGAAACTTTTGGATATGAAAATCCAGTAGTTGAAACTAAGGCTAGTGAAGAACAAGAATAAATAATTAATAGAGGGGGTGTTAAAGCCCCCTTTATTTTTCGTAAGTAATTATTGAGCAGTAACTAAAATGCGAGACGAGAAAGGTAAATATGATAAAAAATGAAGTAAATACATATTCAGCAGGTAGTATTGTAGATTTAATGCCTGAAGGTATGTATGATACATTATTAACAGATGTTGTAGTTATAACTAATAATCCAACAGGGGAACGATTACAAGAGTTTCACGGGGGAATAGAATTTAATATAACAATTAACAACAGAAAATTAAATTGGAAAGTTATACACAACTTTAATGACTACTTTGACTTAGAGCTAACACCATTAGCAATAAATGAGTCAGATGAAGTAGTTAAAGCTGATATAGCACCACAAATAGAAAAAGACATAGGCAACGGTGATTTAAAGAATGTATTTGATACATTATGGAATGACTATGTTGATTGGAAAAATAATGAAATAAATCAAGATTATCTTGATAGTTTATTGGAGGAGGAATAATGTCAAAAGAAGCAGACTTAATAACTGAAACATTAAAAAATATGACAGAACAAATAAAATTAATGGCATCAGTTCAAATGGCTGTTGTTACATACTTAGGTGAGAAAGACCACAAATTTAGAAGTGATGTTATTTCCGAAGTATTAGCAGTTGATAAATTTAGAGAATCATTTACAAATTTTCTGCTTAGTAGAGATGATGCACCAGATGAAGTTAAATTACAAATGATAGAAATTAATGAAGGTATCAAAGAAATTAAAGAAGGGAGAGATAATGCCTAACTGGACAGATAATACATTAGTTATCACAGGAACAGGAGAACATCTAGATAAGTTATTAAAAAAGATAACAACTGATGACTCCGACCCTAGTGATATACAATATAATTTTACTAATTGTTTTCCAAGACCAGAAATATTTGAGAAAATACATCAAGGTTCAAGAGATTTTGATGGTGTTAGAGTTAATGCTTGGTTCGAAGATGATGAAGGTGCTAGACCAATTATGGATATCACTAAGCAAGAATTAATTGAAAAATATGGTACATATCAACCAGTTGATTGGGAATATATCAATTGGGGAACTAAATGGGGTGATTCTGATACTGAATTGTTATCAATGCAAATATCAGAAGATGACCCATATGAAAATGGCAAGTTAGTATTTGCATTTAGTTCTGCTTGGGGAGAACCATTTAGATTATTAAATGATATAGCTAAAAAGTATGATGTAGAAATATGTAATACTGTAATACACGAGTTTGAAACAACAAAACTTAATAGTAATTATCCTTGGACAGATGAAGATACTAAAAAAATATATAAAGAGTATGAAGAATCTAGGATAAAAATGATTAAAATGATTGATAAAAATATTAGTAACTAGCATAAGCTACCGAAATAGGTAAATCAAAAAAATACCCTGTTGGATTTATCTATGGTAGGTAGCTTGTAGCACATAGAAGTCGACCATTTGGTAACCAATCCATTAGGTCTAATCAACTGTGTGTTACAAGCTATCTATAAAACAATAATACAATAGCGTGCTGTTGTTAGGTGGAGGTAGGTAGCTTATAGTATGTATGGTTTTCATAGTAAAAATTGTGAGGTTTTTTAATTACGTTATACCAAGACCAATTTTCCATACATACTATAAGCTATCTATACAGATAGAGAGAGGAGGAAATATGACAGAGCCTTATGTATATAAAAACCCAATGAAAAAAGATTGGGATAAAGATTGCGTAATAACTCTAACATTTCCAGAGGAAACAACAAGTGAACAGATAGATGAACAAGTTGATGAACTTGTGAAACTAGCTGATAACAATAAGTTGTTTACTTTTTTAAGTCATAGCATTGACTTAATAGAAGAAAAACTAGACGAAGAAGATGACATATAAAGACTATGTTCGATACTTTAATTTAGTATATATGCGATTAAGTGAATTTAATTATAACATTGTGCGTTGGTTTAGATATAATAACATGCAATTTAAATTAGAAAAACAAATCGTATTGAATATGTTTGATTTAATGTCAGAAGAATTAGAAACAGGATATGTATGTCATCAATGTCATGAACAATTGGCATTTGATGATGAACATTCAGAACTATGGTGGTGTAAAAGATGTGAATCTATTTACGAACCATGGGAAATTGAAGAGAGGAATAAAATATATGAGTGAGCATGACGGAGAAGACTGCTGTGATAATTGTAACGAACTGAACGATGATTTTGTAGGAAAATCAATGTTTGGTAGTCACGATGCAGTAAAAATTGTTGATGTAGACTTAAAAGCATATGCAGTTGTTTTAACTTATCTAAAAGATGATGAATATGTTAATTTTTGGAAAGATAGATTTGCAAATTTTAATGAAACAGATGAATTAATGACTAGATATGAAGTTGATGCAGTTGGACCAAAAGAAGCAATAGATGCAGCGATGAGATTAGATAGTTATCGTAAAGCTTCTATTATGACAGGTTGGTGGAACTGTTTACCTGATGAAATAAGTACAGATGATATGGGAGAAGTATTAAATAGTGTTGGTAACTCAGGATTATTTAACAGATTTTTCTTTAGTGAACCTACAGGAATACAAGTTGTTCTTGTAGAGAATGAAAATAAGTTAATTGATAAAGCTATGGAAGCTACTACTCATGTTATGAGTCATACTGGTGACTTAGCAGAAGATTGGCTTAAAGATATGACAGAGAATAGTGGTAAAAATGACGAGCAAGAGTAAGCTTGTTAGACAAAATCCACCTGCTTCAAATCATAGTAGAAAAGGTAAGACAGCTACGATATTAACAGATGAAAAAGTAGAAACTTTGTTAAGTACACCTTATGAATGGTATTTAATAGCTAGTTGTAGCAATTGGGTATCAGGTGTTAAACAAAATATAGAAAATATGACTCAAACTAATATCAGACATCTTAAAGATGTTGGTAAGTTTGAAGTTAAACAAAGAAAAAATGACGATGGAGAAATAGATATCTATTGTCGTTTTATTAAATTAGAGGATGTAGATAATACATTCTAGACAGGAGAATACATTGGAAGAAACAATGGAGAAAGGACCTATAACTTGTTGGGACAAAGTCGCATCAGCTATAGGTAATGCAGATAGAATACTGTTATACGGGCCACCTGGTACTGGTAAAACATATGCAGCTGCAACTAATAAAATAGGATTAAACATGAGTGGAGAACCTAATGTTTATCAAATTACTATGACAGAAGACACTGCTAGTGCAAACTTAGAAGGGTTTTATAAACCCAATTCGTCAGGTGGATTTGAATGGCATGATGGTATAGCAATCCAATCATGGAGAAATGGTGGAAGATTAGTAGTCAATGAAATTGACCACGCTTCACCAGATGCTATGACATTCTTACATGCTGTATTAGATGATAAAGATATAGCACAGTTGACATTAAATAATGACGACAAAGAAACAGTAAGACCAAAGAAAGGTTTTAATGTTATAGCTACAACTAACAGCCTACCAGAGAGCCTACCCATGGCACTTAAAGATAGGTTCCCAGTTAAAATACATGTAGATACAATACACCCTAGTGCATTAAAAATGTTTCCAAAAACATGGCATCAGGTAATTAGTGATACTTCATTAACAGAAAATATGGAAGATAGAGTATCAGTTAGAGCTTGGAGAGAATACTTTGAGTTACAACAACGTGGTGTTGAAATGAAAATGGCAGGTAATTTAATATTTGGTGAAAGAGCAGATGAACTGCTTGACGCTATTAAATTATCTGATGTTAATATACATGACAATAGCTTGAAAAATGTACAAGAAGAAGAATAGTAAGGTACCCTTTCCAGAAATAGCTTCTGGGGAGGGACCATGGAAAATCTATGATGATGCAAATCAACCTAGAACTTCTACTCTATCTCATGAAATGTATGTTCCTACAGATGATGAACTATGTTCATTATGTGGTTCAAACCATAACAAACAAATTAGAAGACATGAACTTGGCCATGCTAAGTGGAGTCCTAAAACTGTAGGTAAACTCAAAGAGAATGAGAATGAAAAATGCATTGAGATATGTGAAGAAATTCGTATTAACTATAACTTAGGTATAAAAGATATATATCTAGATGATTGGGTTGTATGTCAACCTATTCATGAAGAAAGAGCTATAGATTTATTTTATAATAGTTCTTTGTTCGATATAGTTTCATATATTATGATATGTATGGCACCTATAGAAACTAATAGCAATAGTTATTATTCTGGAAGAAGGCCAGCTAGTAAAGAGTTTGCATCTTTGATAGAAATATTTGAAGACCTAAGAGAAATACCTAGGGACTCAGCAAAAGCATTAACTAATTTGCGACTCAATCAAATAAATTGGTGCTTTAAACAAGCAAATAATTTATGGGAAAGAATTACATATACTAGAGGTTATTATAAAAAACCTAGTAAGTATATTAAAACTAGAAATGCAGCTAAAATCTTGTTTAAACTTATGGAACAGTTTAGTGAACCACCTAAAGAGGAACAGGTTCTTGAACAAGCCAGAAAAGCTGCATTAGCTAAACAAAAAGCTAATAGTGCTAATAAGCAAACAAGTGGTAACAGTTCAGAAGGTGAAGGTGATGATATAGCTTCACTTGATGAATTAATGTCTAGAAATGCAGAGCAGATGTTTGAAATGACATCTCAGAGTAATAGTAATATGAATTATAAACCTAATCTAAATGATATGGCAGGTAAGTGGGGTAAGATGCAAATATTCAAACCTCATCTTGAAGTAAATCTACAATCTAAAATTAAAGGTGGTAGAGAATACAGGCCTATGGATTACGGTGTAAATCCAAAGTATATGAATCGTTGGTGTGTGGATAAAAAAGTATTCAAACAAAAACAAAGAGTATATGGTGGAACAATACTAATAGATGCGTCAGGTTCTATGTCCTTTAGTGGCGAAGATATACTAGAAATAATGCAGATGTTACCTGCAGTTACTATTGCTATGTATAACGATAGAGGTCAGGATTGGGAAACAGGTTCATTGCGTATCATTGGTCAAAATGGTAAGAGAGTTAATCAAGACTATCTAGATAGATGGACTGGCGGTGGTAACTTAGTTGATGGCCCAGCGTTAGCTTGGCTGGCTAAACAACCACCTAAAAGAATATGGGTTAGTGATATGTATGTCTTTGGATTACATAATTCAAACTCAAATAACTTATTAAAAGATTGTATTGAACAATGTAAGCGTTCAGGAATTACTAGGCTAGCTGATGTTGATGAAGTAAAAGAGTTTGCTTATCAACTGAATCAGCTACAATAGAAGGAAGGAAAATTAGGGGTACCGTGCAACTGGCAACAGTGGGTTGTACTCCTTTCCGACCTTAAGCACGGTATTCCATCTGTGGATGGGGGTGTCCAAGTTAGAGCATAAACAACTACCCGTTGATATTATGCTAACGGAGGTTAAACTCCTCCCACCTCCACCATTTTCTTTTATATTTACTTGTATTTTTTTTAAATCAACTATAATTATCTTATGACAAATATAGATGAACTACTTAATGAAGCAGAGCATGGAAAGAAAGGTAACTATGTTGAGGATAGAATTACTCCAGAAGCAGAACCTTTTTGGATTGCTTTAAAAGATAGAATAGTAAAAAAGAAAATAAAGATGAGACCTTATGTAGTACATAGGTTATTGCATGATGAATTTGGTATAGAAATATCTGAATCTGCAATAAGAAGATACTTACAAAAGCTAGAAAGGGATAACAATGTCTAAAGATATTGATAGCTTAATGGCTGAAGTTGAATCTAAAGTTATTCAAGATTTAAAAAAAGATAACTTAAATCTTTTAAAAAAACTTGAGAAGTCAAAGAATAAAAAAGAAGAGATGGTTGATGCAGTATATGATGCAGTATCAGCTAACTTAAGAACATGGGACAAACCTTCAATACCTAAACCTTCTAACTTAAAGAAGACTAAGGATGAAGAAATAGCCATAGCAGTATTAAGTGACATACAACTTGCTAAAGTTACACCTGATTACAATACAGAAGTAGCAGAAGAAAGAGTAATAGCTTATGCTAAAAAGATAGTTGACATTACTAATGTACAAAGACAATCTCATCCTGTTAATAAAGTTGCAGTGTTTGCAGTTGGAGATATTATAGAAGGTGAATTAATATTTCCAGGCCAATCACATTTAATTGACAGCAGCTTATACAAACAAGTAACAGTTGATGGGCCTAGAATTATAGGTAAGTTCTTTGATATATTACTTGCTAACTTTAATGAAGTAGATGTTCATTGGGTTATAGGTAATCATGGCCACTTAGGTGGTCGTAGTCGTAAAGACTATCATCCAGATTCTAACGCTGATAGGATGCTAGGTAACATCATGAAGATGGTATTTAGAGATGAAAAGCGTATAAAATTTACAATACCTGACAGTACAGGAGACAATCATTGGTTCGACATAGCTGATTTAGGTAAAGAATGTAAGTTTTTATTGTGGCACGGAGACAATGTGAGAGGTTTTAGTGGATTTCCATGGTATGGTTTCGGTAAGAAGCTACAAGGTTGGAAAACATTAGCAGCTAATGGTCTTATGCCAGACTTTGACAACGCTGTAGCAGGCCATTTTCATACACCTACAACAATGTATCTTAATGATATAAGGTTATGGGTTAATGGTAGTACTGAAAGTTACAATACATATGCATTAGAACAGTTAGCTAGCATGGGTAGACCATGTCAATGGTTACTATTTTGTAAGGCAGGTACTGGCGTAACAGCAGAATATCTAGTAAAATTGGAAGATGTATAGTACATATTAACAGAAGGTATGTCAAGCAATGAAAGTAATAGGAATAGAATACGCTGGAATTGGGACTCAACCTTACTTTATAGTAAGATATGAAGATGAAAGAGTTGAACTAGTGCCAATTGAAAGAGGTATAACTAACTTAGAAAAAGAAAAAATAGGTTAAGAATTAACGGGACCTATCGGTCCCTTTATTTCTTTTCTCTATTATGAATATATAGGAAGGATATTATGGTAGAAAAAGATACCAAGAAATTATTATCCCCTTTTCCACCTCATTTGGTTAAGAAAGCACCAGCTGGGAAGTTTGGGGACTATGTACCACACGCTAATTATGTTGAAAGACTAAGAGATAGTGGTATTAACTATACCTGGAAATGTGAACCAGTATATAGTACACACAACGGTGAAAAGAGAATAGTAGGTGCTAAAGGTACTATAACTATTGAAGGTATGGGAAGTTACGATGGCTTTGGTGATATAGATACATTTAAAATGAACAATGATAAGTTCAATGATGGTACTAACCTTAAAGACGCAGAATCAGATGCATTTAAGCGTGCATGTATGAGGTTTGGTCTTGGTGTAGAGCTATGGTCAGGTTCAACTCAGACTGAAGAAGAGGCTGCGGCTGAGGCAGCTAGAGAAGCTTCAGTTGAAGTTACTAAAGTTGACATGCGTTTAAAAGAGAACAAAGTTCCTAAACCAGAACCAAAACCTATAGATGAAGTTAAGTTAAATGATGATGGAACTATAGCTGAGGCACCTTTCTAATGGCAGATATGGAGTTTATACAAACAACTGTTAACGCTATGTTAGAGGGAAAGAATAGTGAAACTAGAATGAAAATTCTAGGATTAGCTAATCAATACTGTCAAGTACTTAAATTTCCTATGAAACTTACTGATTATAATGATAAACAATTAGATAAATACTTTGGATTTATTGAAAAATTATCAGATATGCCAGAGGTATTCACACAAGAATCATTTGAAAAACTACCCCTTATAGAAAAAGTATCTAGTATAATGGGAGAAGTTACAGAGATAGAAATAGAAGGTGGAGATAACTCATCAACTATTCAAGGAGTGGTTAGTAAAATGGCCGAAGCAAAAAAATATAGAGACGATTTAAAATGTCCTTACTGTGGACAAATGGTCTTTGATAATCGTAACAATAAAAAATCAGATAAAAGTCCAGACTTTGTTTGTTCTACTAATGACCCTGCTATATGCGGTGGACATAGTGGTAAATGGAGAAAGTCTTGGTGGATGGATAATAATGATATCCCCGAAGACTGGAACTTAAATGAAGGAACAGTGTAAAGACTGTACTAAAATTCTATCTATAAAAAAAAGAAAAAAAAACTATCGTATTATTGCTTGTAACAATTTAGGTTGTCTTCAATATATGGTAGAGATTAGGAGAAATAAATGATAGTAGAATCGTTTAGGGGCATAACTGTTCCTAAAGATATTAAATCAAAAGAGGAACTCATTAGATGGGCTTTAGAAACAAATCGTTTTAAAGAACCTATTAGTAATGGTGAGTTTGTTTTTGACCTTAGATGTACTAGATTCGGTAGTACATTGTTTAACCTTAGAGCTGAAGGTTATGATATTGCAACTATGCCAGCTAAGAAAAGAGGACATTACCTTTATTACTTAGTTAGTACACCTGCAGATAGTACAACTATGAAAAAGAAAGGACAACGCTTACTTAATAAGTTAAGAAAAGCAATGGCCTAGAAGTGGTTGGAATATTACTCAGTTGTGCATTATCTTTGCCTGTGAGCCTAGACAGTATAGCTGAGTATGTCCAATGTAGAAACATTGAAAAAAAAATAGAATATGTTATTGAATGGAAACCATTAGTATCTGAATACTTTAAACAAGAAGACATACCTAAAGCATTAGCAATTATATATTGTGAATCTTCAGGTAGAGACTATGTAGTAAATGACAATACAAATGGAACAAGAGACATAGGACTATGGCAATTTAATGATGATACATGGGCATGGCTAAAACCAAAATTAAAAATAAAAAGCAATAGAACTAACCCTAAAGTATCAACAGCAGTGGCTTCATGGTTAGTGTACAATGACGGTTGGTATCATTGGAATAGTAGCAAACACTGTTGGGGAGATGTAGATAAACATGGCTAAACCAAAAAGAGATGATTCTGTAGATAATATATTTAATGCACCAATGAAATTAAGACATTGGGCAGTAACATTAATAGGATACTTAGGAGATAGTAGAACAAATACATTACCTAATACAACAAAAGTAGATGAGTTAATAGGACAATTCGTTAAAGATTATAACTTTTACTACAATAAAATGAGAGAGGAAGAAGAATAATGAGTCACCCAATACCAGGGTTAGAATATTTTTGTGAAGAATGCTTTAAAGATTTAGAAGAAGGAGGACATATATGTCTATAAATACAAAATTTATGACAAAAACACAAAAAGAATTAAATGATAATTTAATATCAACAACACATATAAATAAGCTTAAACTTAAAGAAGAAAAGAAAGCTAAAACTTTATTACTTAAAAGTTATGGTGGTAAAAGATTTCTAGGATTAACTAAAGCAGGTAAACCTGTCTTTGTTTCTTATGAATTTAATCTTTCCGATTTAAAATTAAAGATGTCTTTCTCTCATCAGCTGCGTATCTTAACGGAAGAAGGTGCCAAACTTGCGAATGACAGATATACATTTGAAATGAAAACTAGACCTAACATTAGCTTTGACTTAATGACAAGAAAGTTAGACAAGAAAAGAGGTGGAGAAGTAACCATCCAAACTCTAAACTATTTGCAGCGACTATATGAACTAATTGATATTAAGTTTCACAAAGGTTTTGTTAAAGACAAACCTACAAAGTTAATGTTTAAATACATTGCAGATGCTATTTATGTAGGAACTGATGTAACTCAACATGACATTATGGATTACTGTAATCTTCCAGAAAGTATATACTTTGTACCAGAAGGAACATGGTCATATCCTGATGAGTTATAAACCATTACCTAAAGAAGTAACTATTAAGAGGTCCAAGGTAGAAGGCCTTGGCCTCTTTTCAACTAGAACTATTGAGAAAAATACAGAACTAGGAATAACACATTACAAGACAGATAAAAAGACAGCACATGATGTTATTAGAACGCCTTTAGGAGGTTTCATTAATCATTCTGACTATCCTAATTGCATACTTGAAATTAGAGATGACGAGTATTTTTTATTTACAAATAAGCTCATCATTACTGGAGAAGAACTTACTTTAAAATACCATATGTATGATATCAACAATGATTAACCTTCTGCTTTTTTTTTAAATACATAATAGAATATAAGGCAATGGCAGACGGGCAATTTGTATCTCTTAAAAGGGCTCTATTCGTCTCTCAGGGGTATTCAGGTTAATATTTTTTCTTGTATCTTTTCTTCTTACCAGTTTTAGTAATTGGCATATTAATATCCTCTTGTTATTTTCTTAAGATTGTTTCTTAATTTTATTTGTTTATTTAAAGCTTGTTGTTTTTTTAATCCTTGAACAGTATCATATCGTTTATTGTAATTCCTTCTAGAACCTGCATGACTAAATATTCGGTCTACATATTTTTCATAACCTCCACCTTTGTCAAACCAAGGTGAATTAGGATTATTTTTAAACCACATATTAAATCCTGGACTTGAAAAATCTTTATCTATCCAGGTAGTTACCATTCGTTCTCTAGCTTTATCTCTCATAGCTGTATGAGATTTAATACGAGCTTTCATTTCACGCTCACCTAAACCATGAGTAGTCCAATCTTTCTTAGGGTCTATAGCTGACATTAGTATCCTTTAGTTCCATATTTGTTTTTACTCTTCTTAGTATGAAACTCTGTACCACCAGGACCTAAAGCACGTTTAGTACCTTTATATAATCCTTCAGCAGCTAACATAGCTACAGCACCAGGAGTTATTCCACCTAATAATTTACTCCCTTTAGCTATTGCAGGAGCAACTTTACCATACTTAGCCAACTGAGCACTAACCATTCTCTCTTCAGGAAATCCAGCTTTTAAACCTTTTGCTGCTAAATGATACTGTTTATTAAAACTAGCAACGTTTTTTGCAACATCCTTAGACATAGTTCTATAACCATAATCAAATGCACGTTTTATTTCTCTAATATTACTAGAGTTCTTAGGAGAGATTTTACCATACTTAGGGTCGGTGATATCCATAGGACCTTTTTTAATCCAGTTTGTTTGTTGAGCAGCTAATCTCATTCCTCTTTTTGATTTTTTTATTATATTCATATATTCATCATGAGGCCCCTGATACTTATTAAAAAATAACTTCTCAG